CACTGTCTCCTTCATAAGGCTATATTATATGTTAGGATTTAACGCATTTGCACAGTTCCCCTTTGCCACAGTACATGAAGATGGCAATGTAACTATTACAGCGGTTAAAAATAGTTTATCCATTAGTATTGGAAATCCAGGAATTACAGCAGATTCAATTGTTGAGATTCCTGATGGTTCAGATGTTGTACTAGGGCTAGGTACTCTTACTATCACAGGAGACTCTAATCTTACTGCAGTTAAAAACGAGCTAGTATTAGGTACAGGAACGGTCACCGTTACTGCTGATGCTAACGTCACTGCTGTTAAAAACAGTCTTGTAATTTCTACAGGAACAGTTACAATAACAGCCGACGCTAATGTTACTCCTGATGCAACGCCTTTAACGCTTGCTACAGGAACAGCACAAGCGATAACATGGAGTGCAATCGTTCCAGGCGTAAGTATGGTCTGGACACCAATAGACCCGAATTAAAATTATGGCATCAACTTATTCAACAAACGCACAATTAGAGATCATCACAACTGGGGAAAAAGCCGGTCAATGGGGTGGAATTAATAATACCAATTTACAAATTTTAGAACAAACATCTACAGGAGTACTGGATGTGGATATATCTGCAGCTAGCTCTACACTAGTTTTAACTGATGGAGCAACTTCAACAGGAAAAAATGTCTATCTTAGATTATATGGAACTTTAGCAGCTAACAGAACGGTTACAATGCCGGCGACTGCTGAAAGAGTATGGATCATGAAAGATGATACTGTTAGAGGAACATCTAATAGAACTCTAGGGGTATTAACTGCTTCAGGAACAGAACAACCTATACCACCAGGGGCAACTGTTTTATGCAAATCTAATGGATCTGAAACAGTAGTTACTGTTATTGAAAAAGGATATGAAACCATTACAGATGCCAACAGTCCTTATACCGCTGTTGCAGGAGCACAGATTTTAGCCAATACAACTTCAACCGTTATTACCGTTACTTTACCAGCTGCAGCTTCTACTGGAGATGAGGTTACCATTATTGATGCAAGAGGAACATGGGGATCTAATAATTTAACTGTTGATCGAAATGGATTAAAAATTAATACAGGTACATCTAATTTAACTCTCAGTAATAATGGTCAATCCATAACATTAGTTTATGTAGACGCAACACGTGGCTGGGCCTATAAAACTAATTATACTTCATAGGAGCTACATTTATGGCTCTCTTTGAAATGAAATTTCAACCGGGTGTTGACAAGCAGGACACTGCTGTCGGAGCAACTGACCGATGGATTGATTCAGATAATGTAAGATGGAGATATAATCTTCCTGAAAAAGTAGGAGGATGGTCTTCTTTACTTACAGATACAATTTGTGGAGTCGCAAGAAAGCAACACTCTTTTGTAGATACAGACGGCAATAGATACGTAGGGATAGGAACAGATAAGTTTTTACTTGTTTATTTTGAAGGAGCTATACACAATATTACCCCTTGGCGTGCTACCAATGCCGGAGCTCAAATTACTTTTACTGGTTCAACTTTAACAACTAATAGTACTGCACCAGGTACTTCTATTACTATAACTACTACTTCTGCTCATTCTTTAGAAGTAGGGGATATGGTAGTTTTAGACAGTGTCACAATGCCTACCAGTTCAACTTTATCTGCAACTTTATTCGAAGATAAGATTTGTCAAGTTATATCTGTTCCTACTTCAGTTACATTTACCATTACTTCACCAAGCGCTGAAGGCGGAGGCGGAGGTTCTGATTTAACTTCAGGAAGTTCTGCTGTCGTTCAACCTTATCAAAGAGTAGGACCTTCGGAACAAACTTATGGTTATGGTTATGGTGTAGGAAACTATGGAGGAACGATTACCGGTTCTTTAACAAACGATTTAGATGGAGCTTTAAATGCAGATACGGCTGGAACAGGAGGAGTAGGAACGTCGGTTACTCTAACTTCTTCAACAGGCTTTCCAGACCCTTCAGGAACTATCGCTGTTGGAACTATACCTAACTCAGAATTAATTACTTACACAGCTGTCTCAGCTCCGGATTTACAAAATATAACTAGAGGAGCTTTAGGAACTGCAACTCCTGGAACTTCTAATGGTCAAGCTCATATTGATGGAACGATTGTTTATAATGCTTCAGACTGGACAGGATATGGAGATGCAGTTAATGCATCAACCGTTACTCTAGAGCCAGGACTCTGGTCTTTAAGTAACTGGGGAGAAGTATTAGTTGCAACCATTGCAAATGGTAAAACATTTACATGGAATTCTGGCGTAACAGGTTCAGCAAAATTTACAACACCCGCTTCCATGTTGACTACGAATTATGTAACAGCTGTGAGTGGGACTGTTGGCAATCCAACAGCAAGTCGACTGACTCTCGTTTCACCAACAACTCGGCACTTAATTCATTTAGGAACAGAAACTACAATTGGCGATAGTACTACTCAAGATGATATGTTTATAAGATTCTCTAACCAAGAACAGATTAATGTTTTCGCACCATCCGCTGATAATAGTGCAGGGACACAAAGACTTCAAGACGGCACTCGAATTATGGGAGCCATTAAAGGAAAAGAAAATATTCTAGTATGGACCGACAACGCTCTGTACTCTATGAAATTTGTAGGCTCTCCATTTACATTTGGCTTTGAACAAGTCGGCACAAACTGTGGACTCCTGGGCCAGAATGCGTGCTGTGAAATTGATGGGGTTGCGTATTGGATAGGAAACAACGGTTTCTTCTCTTTTGATGGTACGGTTAATTCCTTATCGTCTTCGGTTGAAGACTATGTATTTGATGATTTTGATACCACTAAAGGCCAACAAGTAGCTGCAGGAATTAATAATCTCTTTACAGAAGTTGTTTGGTATTATCCAACAGAAGGATCTAACTACAATGATAGATATGTGGTTTTTAACTATGGAGAAAAAACTCAAGGGCCTACAGGGGTATGGTATACAGGAACCAATACAAATTCAATTAGAACCACATGGATTGATTCTATTGTTTATCCTAAACCTTATGCGACCCAATTTAATAGTTCTGGAACGGGAACTACTCCTAGTATTGTTGGAGAAACAGGCTTAGGTCAAACAGTTTATTTTCAACATGAAATAGGAACCGATCAAATTAATCCTAGTGGAACCATTACTACGTTGACTTCTTCACTACAGTCTTTTGATTTTGCCATTCAAACCGATAAAGGAATGGGAGAATATTTCATATCCATGAGAAGATTTCTTCCTGATTTTAAGACCTTAACAGGGAAAGCTAAAGTAACAATGGGAGTTAAAAACTATCCCTCAGACTCCTCTACAGATAGCACGTATAGTCCCTTTGAAGTTGTACCCGCATCACAAAAATTTGATACTCGAGCACGAGGAAGATATGCTAGTGTAAAAATTGAAAACGAAAATGCTGGAGAAACATGGCGCTATGGAACTTTCCAAGTTGATGTTCAAGCAGATGGGAGAAGATAATGGCAAAAATAGTAGTAAGATTACCAGAACCTAGAAAAGAATACACAGAAGATAACCAACGACAAATTAACCGAGCAATTGCTTCAGTGATAGAACAGCTTAATTCAACCTATCAACAGCCTGAAAAAGATGACAGCGAAAGGCTAAGTTTCTTTTTAACATAATGGCTAACATATATAAAAATATTCAAAAACTATTAGATAGTACGAGTCCTACTCAGGAAATGTATGTGTCCCCGGATGAAACTACTTCTATTGTAAAGACTATTAATCTGTATAATAATCATGGAAGTAATCTAGACGTCACGGTTACCGTATATGATTTTTCATCCACGACTACTTTTGAGTATCAAAAAGTAACCGTAGATGCTAGTAATAGCGTGGATTTATTGACGTTTAATAATGTCTTAATTTTAGAGGCAGGCGATAAAATTCAGCTGCAAGCCAGCCAAGCTAATGCTATAACAATGACCGCAGCTGTGTTACAAACAAGTAGAACATAAAAATTATGCCTTTCATAGAAACAGAAGCCAAAAGCGAATACCAGATAATAGATGGTAAAAAAACCCATGTTATTACCCCTGAGTGTGAAGTAACTTTGACTAATATGGAAACAGGCAAAGAGTACTTCTCAGATAAAGAGGCTGATGACGACGTTAATGACAGTGCTACAGCCACTAAAAGAGAACACATCCGAAGGGATGTACATTTAAAAGTCGCTGCTATTGATCTAGGAGCTGGCAGCGGGGAACTATAAGATATTGACGATGAATAAAAAAACAAGTAAAGTGATACGCTCAGGTGAAATCCCTGCGATTTTCATATATAATCATACAATAAGGAATTAGAATTATGGCAACTCCACAACTTGTAAAAAACTCTAACGACGGTTCAAGACCAGGATATAATGGAATACTGGATTGGGCAGTAGAGAATTGGAAAGACCTTGCTAAAGTTGGAGGTGCAGCAGCTAAATACTATATAGATTCTAAAGATCAAAAACGTAGAAACGCA